GAAGAACCGGTAGGAGAAGAGGATCGCGACGAAGAAGACGAAGCCACCGATTCTACCGCGTAACTATCAGGATCCGACCGGAGCCGATGCGCTGGAACGCCGGGCAATGAAAGACTTCGCCAGGCGGATGAATAAGATTGGCAAAGCGTACAAATCAGCACTCGACAAAATACCTTCCTCCCTCGCAGTAAACGCCAGATACGAATACCAGCTAAACCCAACGCTACTCTCCATCATCCTGAACGATGCCAGTTATCTGGTGGACCAGGTTCTGCTGGATGGTAACGAGTACGGCTTGTGGTTTTACGAGTATGTCGATCTGGCGTCAGAGAAAGGAACAGGGCAGTCATTCTACAACCTAAGCCAGCAGTCGCCGGCATATGCCGCCGGTCGTGAATCGCTGGCGTCAATACTTGCTAGCGAGCCCTATCAACTCCGCATGGTTCTTGTTCACGCTCGCATGTTCGAAGAGATGAAAGGTCTCTCCGCTGAAGTTAAACGAGATATGGCGCGAGTGTTGACCGATGGTGTTGGTCGTGGGCTTAACCCTCGAGAGGTCGCCAGAAATCTCACTGAGCAGATTGGGATTGAGAAGCGGCGAGCCAACCGGATAGCGCGAACGGAAGTCACTACGGCATTGCGGCGGGCTAAATGGGATGAAGACGATGAAGCGCAAGAGCTTTACGGTCTTAAGACCAGGCTTCTTCATATTTCGGCGCTGTCTCCGACAACTCGCCGGACTCATGCGGCAAGGCATGCTCACCTGTACACCAACGAAGAAGTTCGCGAATGGTACGCACAAGGGGCGAACAGTATTAACTGCAAATGCACTCAGCAATCCGTGCTTGTCGATGACAAAGGCGACCCGGTTTATCCGGACATCATCACCAAACTCAAACAGGAATACAAAACGATGCAGGCGCGCGGTTATGCCTGGGCGGAGAAATAGCTATGCCAGCACAAATTAACGTCAATTCAAAAGTGAACAGCCAGTCAATTCGCAGGGAAACCTATAACGGGCGTGAACACGTTGTGATCCCAAGCTACACGCTTCCGGCCAATGTGATTATGAACAGGGAGTTCTACCCGGAGGCGGAGATAGCAGCAAACTATCAGAGCATGGAAGGGACGATTGCCCCACTTGGTCACCCCACAGTTGACGGTGAAAACGTATCGGCATTTTCTCCAGAGGGTCTTTGCACTGGATTTATCGGCGCATGGAACAGGAACGTTAGCCTGAAGGGAAACCGCGTTTATTCGGAAAAGTGGATAGACGTCGAAAGAGCAATGGAGTCCCCTGGCGGACAGCGTCTCATGGGGAGAATAACAGCCCTGGAAAGCGGGGAGTCTTCAGAACCAATCTGGTCCAGTGTCGCAGTCTATCGGGAGCAATTACCCGCCCCGGAGTAGCTAAAGAACCCGGGTGCTGATTGGGTAGTAAAAATTCACGCCATAGATCACGACGCAATCCTTCTTGATGTACCACCCGCTGCGGGACCCGAGAAGGGCGTCGGTCTGATGGTGAACGCAGATCAGGCGATATCCCTACAGCCCAACTCAGGCGCGTTAATTGGCGAGTCTTACCGAGAGCGCGAAAGTCGGCTTGATCGTGCGGTAAGAGATAAGTTCGCATCAGGCGCCGATGAGTATGCATGGGTGGCCGATTTTACCGACACTCAAGTTGTCATTGTCCGTAACGGTGGAAAGGCCGAGGTGTTCGGTTATTCAGCCGAAGGCGGGAAAATCAACTTCGATGATTCCGGTACGCCAGTTCAGCGACAAGAGTCTTGGGTGGCTATGGCTGCCAACAAATTCAAATCCATTTTCAAACCGCAGGAACAGCCTGCACCAAACCACCAAACGGAGGGCGACATGCCTTTAACCAAAGAAGAACTGGAACAAATCGGCAGCATGATCGGCCAGGCTGTTGCGACCAATACCGAAAAAGCGCTGAAGCCTCTGACGGATAAAGTTGACGCGCTGCAGGTCAACCAGGACAAACTCGCGGAAACACTGACCGCCAACTCCCGCGCCGAAGAAAAAACCAAGCGTGACGCAGTGGCGAAAGTTCACGGTGAGATCGTCGCGAATGCGCTGACAGGCGAAGCGCTTGATGCGATGTACAAATCGCTGGGTGAAGCCGCAGCTCTCGGTACAAACGCAGGTCAGCAGCATAAAGAAACCGGTGCGCCGGCCGCTGATGAACATTTCAAATAAGGAGCCACAATAATGGCACGTTATCGTCGCGTTAATATCGACGGTCAGTCTCTGTACAAGACCGAAACCCG